CCCTTACGCAATTACGCATAAGGGACGACATCTACTGCCCCCGTTAGTTCGTCAACTAACTATTGCAGTAGGTGGGATCTTAAGGAATAAACCCCCTTAAGTATCATCTCCGTATATCTATTAGTCCGATAGCTACCTAAACCTTCGTGGAGGCTGTGAAAGTTATGGCAGCTGTGGCTATTAGATAATATTTATCCGTGAATCCGCGCTCCGGAGAGTTCTCTGTTTGTGTAAATTAACAGAGCGTTTGCATACGATAGTTGCACTATAATTATCCATCATGAAAAACCAAATAAAACTTTGACAAAAAAATGTCAATGCATTTCTGGTGTTCCATAATGAATTTATTGGGCCAAATACCGTGCCCATAATAACATTCCTCACAAGAATCGAGAAGATAATTGAGAGGCGTGGTATTACTGATACTATTAGATATGTTAAAGCCCTTAGGCTTAACTATACCAAATATATATCAGAGGATTTTAGATATGGGAAAGAAGCTGAACGCAAGTATCTGATCAGGAAACTTGGTTCTCTTTCTTCCTATATGAATCACCCTAGGGGAAACGCTTGCATCCTAACTTTTCTAAATTGTATACGTTGCTTTCAAGGGAATATTCCCGCGAATTGAAACGTAGTCACTGATCCTTATAAAGGGTCATCGTGATCTATTCCTTATCTTCAGACTTATATCTCGGATTTTGTTAAAATCCTGAGAGTAAGAGATGCAGATAAAGATACAACTTTTAAAAGTTGGATGTACACTACCAAGAGGGGACCGAATGGACCTTCCATAGCTACGATGTATGCAGACCTATATCTTGCAACACCGCAGTTTCTGGAGATGCTGAACAGCCTAAGCCCGGGAATCCGTGAAAAGATTCTCGAGATTAACGAAGTTGCAGCCAATCGTTGACAAGTATACTCTAAGGTTAAGAATTTCTTTAAAGTAATAATACCAAAAGACGAACCAGTCTTTGGTAGAATTACGGAAATCCCTAGTCCTGAAGGTAAGACTCGGACGATTGCCATGGTCACCTATTGGGCACAGGCGGCCCTCCAGCCTCTTCATCGGCGTCTCTTCGGGATCCTTCGTAGGATTCCGGGAGACCTTACCTTTGATCAGGCTAGGGGCCTAAGAGCTCTCAAGAAACCTGACGGCCACCGCTATTGATCTATTGATCTTACGGCGGCTACCGATAGGTTCCCGCGGGAGCTTCAAGTTAAAGTGCTTCAAAAGATCTTCGGGTCAGAGCTTTCGACGGCTTGGCAACAAATCATAACCATACCCTTTCTAGATAGAAAATCTAAGAAAGAGTATAGATGAACAGTTGGCCAGCCTATAGGAACTCTGTCCAGTTGATCAGCTTTTACCCTTGCGCATCATTTCGTTATATACGTTGCTCATCGTCGAGCTAGAGTTGCGTGAGACAGTTCGTCTTACGTTATCCTAGGTGACGATGTAGTAGTATGTAACGACGACGTTGCCAAGGAATATATTTTCCTTCTCAAAGAACTAGGGGTAGACACAAGTCCGCAAAAGACTCATGTCAGTCCTCATTCTTTTGAAATTGGGAAAAGGTGAATAGTCGATGGGTCGGAATCGAGCCCATTCTCTATTGTACCTCTTTCTCAATCCAAAGGTTGAGCCCCTGCTATCGTAGATGTATATCATACGGAAAAGAAGCGTGGTTGACATGCTCTTACCGAGTGAGAAACATCTATAACTAACGCGTCAATAGGTCTTTCTAGAAAGAAGAACAAATTCTTCGACCATTCTTATAGACTTATCGTTATTTCTAACGCAATCTATATAGGGATACAAAATATTGTATCCTGAAAGGAATGTTTTCAGAAAATGTGTTCATCTCTTAAGAAGCCTATCAACGTTGATAGTATATCTAGAAAAGCTGCTCTACTTCTAGTAAAAGCTAGAATGTGGAGCATGTTTATAGATAGTAGCAAGGACTCTCTTATGACTCCTCGAGCCGACGGTCTAACCGGTGAAATAATTATATACTTTTTCACTCGATTTGACGAAGGTGACGGAGAGCCAAAAAGCCTTGATAAGGATCTTATATGTCTTCCACAAGTCACCATCTTCTTCAGAATGTTTCAG